ATGACCCTTGATGCTGATGAAATACCGCCTGGGTTGCTGATTTTGGGTGGTCTCGGTGGTATGGCTGCTGATCGCGCAAAAGCTGATTTGCAGACAATGAAGGGGAAAGACCATAAAATCCGGGTGATTTCCAGCCCAAACCCAGGCTCAATCGATGCAAAATGGGTTGAATTGCGCAAAACTCCCAAAGAATTGATGATGTTGGATGTTGTTGAGGCAATGCGTCGAATGATTTGGCGTGTGTTTGGCGTGATGCCAGTAGAGATGGGTTCTACTGATCAAATGCCAAGAGCAACAGCAATGGTTCAAATGGATGTGGCGTCTTCACACTTAATCACGCCCATCCTTGAGTTGATTCAGGCAAAATTTAACTCAGAGATTATTCCCAGACTTATTGATAAAGAATATCAGGGAAAGATTAAGTTTGTTTTCGATAGATCGAAGACCCATTCGCCTGATGAGCAATTGAAAGTGGCAAATAGGCATGATGTTTATATGCGGCGGGGTGTGTTGACTATCAATGAGGTTCGGTCAGAGTTGGGAATGATGCCAATTGTTGGTGGAGATGTCCCGCGCACCGATACCCCTGGCTATGGGCCTGTACCTGTTGAAGATTTATCAGAATTTCTTGATGCCCTTAGTGGTTCAAACACTTCTGATGATGGTGACAATATTGATGAAAGGCTTGATGAGGACGCTGAACAAGACGAATCAGACGATGCCCCTAACGATACCGAAGATGTAATAGATGATGATTCAGCACTGGTTGAGTAAACCAATAAAATAAAATGTCGCAAAAAAACAAACTTGTTGCTAATGTATAAATCTGATAGCATCACGTTGACGCCCAAAAGAGGCGCATATCTTTGCTGCTACCTTTACAGGGTTCGTCAATGTCTGAAATCACAGAAATTCTGAATGATGCAGAAGTAGTCGGCACGCCAGTCCGAGAGAATGGACGCATGACGTGTCAGGTGCGATGCCGTATCCCGGTGCAGCTTGATATTGGCCGTGACCTTACGGTGCGTAAAGTTTCCACTCAGCCTGAAATTAAGGATGATTCTACATCTGAAAGGGCTGAAGAAAAAGAATACTCAATTGCTGAGAATGAGCAGCTTATTGTTGGTGTAGCAAGCAGCACATCTGTTGATTGGCATGGCACAGAAATGTCATTGCAAGCACTTCAGCGAATGGTGGCCCAATTTAAAGTTGGCGTATCCCATGTCCCAAGCCACAGGGATGACGAATGGGATCAGATGATCGGTCGAACAGTTGATGCCGACATTGAGCAAAGAGAAGTAGTAAACCCAGCCCCTGGAATGCGTGAAGTCGGGGAGCCTCAGTATATTGTAAAGGTAACTTCGGTTGTTTACACAGATACTGAAAAAGGGAAAATGCTTGTAAACCGATTGTCGCGTGGTGATGTGATTGGTTGGTCTATTGGTGGCTGGTTCACTGATATGCGGGTTATTTATGATGAGGATGACGACAAGATTGAACGAATCATTATTGAAGACGTTGATCTTGACCATCTTGCCGTGACAAGGAAACCAAGCAATCCAGACTCATTCCTTGAGGGGATGAGAGGCAAGGCGATGGATGCCGTTTCAGCGTATAGGGCAAAAGATGTACGCGCTAAAGATGCTGGCCTTGATGGCGAAAAGAAGTCCACCAGATCCATCGTTCCATTCAAAAATCTCGCTATCGACTACGATCGGGAATGGAATTGGGACACTACTGCCCGTGACGAAATCCTTGGGGATAGCGGTGACAACTGGAAGCGGTATAGGGACGCCCACATCTACTATGACTCCGACAAGCCAGAGGACAATAAAGGCGCGTACAAGTTGCCAATCGCAAGAATGGTTGATGATGACTTAATGGCGATTTGGGATGGCGTGGTTGCTGCCATGGGTGCAGTGAATGGGGCGCGTGGCGGTGTTAATATTGGTGATGATGAGCGCCGTAAGGCATATGATCACCTTATTCGCTATTACAAAAAGGCAGATAGAGATCCCCCAGCCTTCAGATCAGAAAGGGCTGAGCCCGTTTTTGAAGACCCCCCAGGCTCTGATGAGCGCCCTGGCGAGCAAGATGATGCCCCAGTCTCTCCCCTTGGTGGTGATGAGTTTAAGGATGAGCAATCTGCAAAGATTAGGGGTGAGGCGCTTGGATGTGGGCTGTTTTCACACGAAACATCTGGTGGCACTTTTATGCCATGCCAAAGTGCAGAAAAATATCAGGAAGCCTTGTATAGTGAGAACACTCACCCAGAAGGCGAAACATTGATGGAAACAGTATCAGTTGAAGGCGGCGATGAACTGTCTAAGGTTGACCCCGCTGAAACCATCGAACCAGACTTTGAAGACATCAATACTGATGTTGACAATACCCAGGGTATTAAAACCCTTTCCATAGGAGACTCGCTGATGAGCACCGATGTCGAACGCGCCGAAAGCGCATCTATCTCGCCTGATGAGGCAGCGGTGTCTGCTCTCAATGAGAAGGTGGATGCATTGACCCGATCTGTTGAGGCTATTGTTGGCCAAATGCAGGCACGAACCCAAGAGCCTGAGCCTGAACCAGTTGTAGAGCCGGTAGTTGTTGAAGCGCCAAAGGATGATCGCATTGATGCTATCGCCCGAAGCATGGAAACACTTACGGAACTTATGGCTAAGCGCGCGGCTGATGCTGAAGTAGCCCCTGAGCCTGCTGAAGATCCTGAAAAGGTTGACCTTCGGGCTCGCCTTGCTGACATGGAGCATAAGGTTGCACGGATGGCCGCAAAGCCTCTACGCAGGGCAGTACGCTTCTCTCAGGAGATACGGACCGCTGATACACACCCTGATGCTTCGTTGCTTCAATCAGTTGACGAGCGACAGGCTGGTGCCTCTGCTCTTTCAGCCGTAGCACGCGATTTTGAGGGTGTTGTATATTACAACAAGCGAATTCACGGAAAGGATGCACGTCCGAGCCGTGATGATCTCAAAGAGGCGCTTCGCGCCGTATATATGGCTGCATCTGTTGATGGCGTCATTTCTAACCCAGACTTCAACTAAGCCGGAGGGCATACCAAAATGGCTAATTATCAAAACGATATGTGGGCTGGTCTTGACCCGGCACGACGAGAGGCGTTTCAACGCGCTGTTACCTCGTCAAATGCTGGAGCAAAGCTGGTTCAGAACCTTACAAACAGAATTATTCAGCAGCTTTCACTGCGATCTTACGGGATTTTGGGTGTCATGGATGTTCGTCCAGGGCAAGGCCAATCTGCTCTCGTAAACCGCAGAACGGCTGGTAGCAATAATAACTGGCTTGCCGATACTGATACACCGACTGATGGTGCCGGGACATACGATCGCGCTACTTTCACTTACAAGACGATTGTTGGGCGTGCCCAGGTGACTCGTAAGATTCAGGCTACTGGCCGTGCTTATGTGGACGTTCTTGCAGAAGAAATGATGCAAAAGCTTGAAGACTTCAACGATAGTCTTGATGCTGGATTACTTCTCGGAGAGCCTACCGCTCTCGACCCATTGGCAACTGATACTGACTCTGTTCGAGGCTTCATGACAGCTTGCAACACCTATGGTGCTTCTGCTACCAGCACGGGAACGCAAGTTGTGGATAACAACGATGGGGCTGTCATCCCTGCGATCCTTGTGCTTGCCCAACTTGATGAGGCTATTGATAAAGTAAAGGGTTCCGCTAACCGAAGTGATTTGGTTATTGTTTCCTCTTATGGCGGTTTGCGCGCCATCAATAAGGCTCTGACAGGCAGACAAGTGTTCAACGATACTGTTGAGGTGGCTGCTGGGTTCCGGGTTCGCACCTATGATGGAATTCCAATCATTCCTGATACCAACATGCCAGATACCTTCGCTAAGACAATCACTGGTGGATCTGGTGGTGCAACTACCTACCTCACCGGGTCAACTGGTGGAACGGGTACGAACATTCTGATCATGAACAAGCGTCTGAATTGGATTGAGGAATTGACCCCAACCACAGTGATGCCGCTTGCTCGGGATAACTCTCAAAATGAAAACTTTGACATCTTTTGGGACGGGGCCGCTGTTTTGGCCAACCCACTTGCCTCATCGCTTATCATTAGCGTGAAGCCTGGTTGATAAATATACAGAGTCTGCCATCTGGACTTTGCGGGGGAGCGTCTTAGGGCGCTCTCCCTTTTTTTCGTGATATAAGAGAGAGTCAAGGAGAGACAAAAATGAATACAGAAATCCCAGATGTTACAACTTTCAATTTTATACTTAGGTATCAAGGCCGTGACGTAGGCTGTGAATACCCAATTACGGCAGCCTCATATGAGGAAGTAGTTGAAAGCCGTGCGATTTATTTCAAATTTGATGACAACACAACACACACACTATTTGTGTTTAATAAACCATCGCGTGATTACATGCTGTCAGGTATGCCGGGTTGGGATGATGTTACTGAGCAGGCGATTAACGAAATAAAGCAAAATGCCCTAATTGATACCCTGGTAGAACCAGCCAGGATTGATCTTAATGAAGCCGAAGAATTGCTATTCTCCACCATTAAGGAGATGGGCATAACCGGCAAAAGGGATGCTATTTCATCGTCAGGCTTGCAAGAAGACGACTGGATGCCTACAATCAAAGGGCTGATCGCGAAAAATCTGGTTGAGAAGTCTGGTGTTGGGAAGCATACAACGTATAAACTGATCGAGTAATGGCGAATTATATTTCAAAATTGAAAGTAAAACGGTATTTGGGTATCCCTGCTGGGGTGACAATGCACGACGAACTTATTGAAGAAGATTTAATCCCATTAGCTGAAGGTCAGATCAACACGTATTGTGGCGTGGCTGCGGTTACAGTCAACACGTACAGTGAAAAATATGATGTTGATGGCGGTGCTGAGAATTCAATTTTGCTTAGAAGCTTCCCCGTCACGTCTGTTGCGGCCTTAACCAATGATGGGGCTGCCGTAGCTGCTACTGATTACTATGTTGATGAGAATGGTGGTGTTGTCAGGCTTATAGGGTCAGGGTCATTTTTTACTGATGGTCGCCAAAAGGTTGAAGTCACATATACGGCTGGGACAAATCCTGAAGTTGCTGCGGATTTGAAAAATGCCGCATGTTTACTTGTAGCATTTCATTTTAATGCAAGCAGGAATGTCGGTCTTACTTTTGAGAAATCTGGGCGCTATCAGTACAAGCGTTCAACCACTGGAATGCCTGACGTAGTGTCAGCTATTCTGGCTAACTATGTGAGAGCATTTGCGAGGTAGATATGTTGTTAGTTCGTTCTGTTTCTGGATTTGATGGCTGCATTAGAGTTGGTAAACGTCGAATAGAGGCTGAAGCCTGTGGCGATAGGTGGGAAGTTGAAGTGGACGACCAAGATTTTATCGTTAGCG